CCGATCCGGATGCCACATTTCCAAGGTTCCCGAGGTACGACCGCTGCATATTTTTCGCCTTGGTGTTTAGCACATTATAAAGGTCCATCAATACCTTGCCCTGCGCCGCCGATAGCGGCAGTTTAGCATTGTCCGTGACGCAGTTATTTACGATCTGCCCCAACAGGCACACCCCCTTCATCCAGTTCCGGATATCCGCAAAAAACTTCTGGACCTTCCCCAGGACCGTCTTGGCGCTGTCACCTGCTGCAGGTACTGGATACTCAGCCTGGGACGCCTTCACGGTCGTGATCACAGTCTCTGAGATGTCGCCGCCAGATGCGTCTGCTTTCTTAGCCAGTTCCTCATCAATCTTCTCCGCATTCTCATTGATCTTGTCGATCTCAACAAAATCGTCTTCATCAGGCATATTTAAGCCAAAATTTTTTGTTATCTTCATCTGTTTGCTCCTTTCTGCCACTTCGCATCCTCATGCAGCCCAGCCCAGGTCTCCGCCTTAAGGCTTCCCCAGGTTACGCTTTTGAATCGAGACCATCGGTTAAACACCACATACACATCCCGTACCATATTTGCCGGCACCATGTTATTTACAATTTCCCGGACATTGTCCGTAAGCCGCACTGATGCCAACTTTACACCGATATGCACTGTGTACTCATTAGGCTCCACAAGCAGAACATAATTTTCAGCACCGCCACACAGTACATTCAGCACCTCAATCAGCTTATTCTGCGTATACGGCAAATTCGACACAAAGTAACCTTTTATCCTGCGGACCCGGTCTTCCGGCGTATCGTCCGGCAATGGAACGATTCCAAGCATATTCTCCAGTTCAGAGCATTCATCTGCGTCCATTGACGTCAAATAACGGTTATCAAGCACGCTCTTCAACGCTCCCCACAACCGTTTTATTTCAATGTCTGCTGCCTTACTGATTTCTTTGAATTCTTTCATGTTTCCGATATGTTCCGGCCAGTACAGGCTAAAGCTACGGCTAAAATCATTCTCATTCAATTGTCGTTACCTCCATTGTTGAAAAAATCGGGATAGCATCCGCATCCAGCACCAGATTTGCACCGGCACCATTCAGCGTTGTTCCAGTGATATCCGCGATGCCTTTCACATCCAACACAGCCGATTCCAACCTTGATATGTAGACGGTCAGATTGTTTGATTCTTCCCATGTTTTGGCAAGGCCGTGCAAATACTCTTTCACCTTATCCTCTATGGCCGTTTTCAAGCTGCTGTAATCATAACCGCTCTCAAACTGGATCGAGGTCTGCACGGTTACGCTTTCCGCAGTTACTGCTGCCGCGGTGAAATCGTGCCCGATTGGGGCCACCCCATAACCTTCGGATGGAGTCGGGCAAAACTGTCCCTGCACCTGGCTTACCAGATATTCCGATGGTGCTGTAAAGTCTGACGAAATCAACACGGCCTTGACCGTTCCGCCACCGTTCCATACCGGATAAATCTTTGCCCCGCCAATCCCGGTCACAGCCTTCAACTGCTCCTTATATGCGGCTATATTTCCGGCAAAAGAGGTCGTGGTGAAGGATTCCAGGTATCTTTTATAAAAACTGTCCTGTGATTCATAATCTTCCCCCGGCGTCAACAGCTCCGTGATGGTGCAGCTGTTCAGGCCGTCCACGAAATCAATCATGGTCACCTCGCCTTTCAATCCGTTCGGCCCGCTTCCAGCCTCCTCACATATCATGCGGTAACTTCCATCTTCCAGTTTTTCAACTATCCTGTAGTTATACGCTTTTAAGTTTGCCCTGGCTCCGATCGGCACTTCTGCGTCTGCCGTTGCCTTTACCTCTGCACAGCTTGCTTCCTTCGGAGTCAGGCCGCGATCTGCTGCGATCAGTTTCAGATGCTCATAATCTGCTGTGCTTGCATGAGCCTGTTCACCGATAAAATCCATCTGGATATAGATTTTCTCCAGCTCATAGGCCAGCACCGACAGCGCATTAAATACCAGGCTTCCCTCTGTTTTCAGCACATCGTCCGACACACTGCCCTGCGCACGCGCCAAAATGGCGCTATATGTTTCATTGCTATAAGTTGACATCGTACTCCTCCTTTATGCTTCCAAACAGCGTCTGAACGGAAAATGATACTGTAATATTCGAACCGGTCCGCTCAAAAGCATAATCATCAATTCCGGTAATGTACTGGTTCACCTTAAGGGCCTCTTCAATTTCATCTCTCAGATCTGTCTCCAGGTACTCATCTGTCAGTGTCTGGCCCACATACTGCTCTAAATCAGCACCGTAGTTCCATGAATATATCGGGTACCGGAAACGCTGCGTGTGCAGGCAGCACCATATCCAGACCTTAATAGCCTCCACGCCTTCCACGATTCGCCCCGTCAGCTGCCCGGTCTCAAAATCCACCTCGTATTCCTTCGGCATCTCCACAACTGCTGCCGTGGCCGTCTGGGCCTGTATGGTGCTTGATAAATAACTCGGTAATATACTCATCCGCCACTCACCACCCTGTCTAAAATCACATACTTTGTATCCGACAACTGAAAAAGAGCTACCACGTCCCCTGCTTTCAGCGGCGCACTGTAGCTGCTCTTATCCTGGTGCGATTCCGGAACATTAACCTTTGTGCAGACAGAAGCAAGCAGACGGTCCGGAATATACAAGTCCTCCGCATATATTGGCAAGTCCCCAATGCTGCAGGTTCTTGCTCCGGTCATTGTCGCCAACTGGATCGGGGCGGTGTTGTTAACCGCTCCCTGTTCCCGCATCATATTCACCATCTCTGCAAAAGGGTCCGTCATTTCTTATCACCGTCCTCTTCCGTTTCAATATCTTTCTCATCCATGAGCTGTTCAAAAGACAGCTCCAGCTCCATCTGGTACGTGCCGCCCTGCCAGGTGTGCTTGTCCGTCTTGATCCAATATTTTCCATATAGTCCGGTAGCCGCATCCTTCACGGCCACGGAGTAACCGTTGAGACAGTTTCTGTCTCCGATAGCCGACAAAGATATGTTCTGTGTCGGATTTACCTTTAACATGTTTTTGGCCGCTGTTGTTGGATCCACGCCTTTTTCCACCGTATAAACATCCTGGAATGTTCCAAACTTCTGCAGGCTGGTATCATCCTTTATCTCACCGACCTGGTTGCCCTTATCATCATAGATTTTCACAGTGTTTTTGATGCCGTCCATGGTCTCCGATATAGAAGCCGCTGCCACATTCAGTTCATCGGATAACGTAAAGTTGCCCACTGTATACACCGCCGGCCATACTCCAAAAGCCCGCTGCCAGATCATAGGCAGATACCGGTTCCCGGTTATCCTGTATGCCTGCGTGTAAGCACCCATGATAATGTCATAAAACGCTTTGGAATCACAGATCATGGATTTGATGTTGATTCCGGTCGGCTCCAGATGATTATAGGGCACCTGGATGTCTGCCAGCACCTGCGCCGCTATGGCTTCCGGAGTTGTGTTTTTAAAGTTATAACGTCCGTTCGATTCCAACAGATTCTTCATCATATCATAGGCGGTATATGTGACCCTTCCGATGGCCGTAGACCGCTCTATGCTAAAAATCTGGCCATAAAACAGCTCTTCGCTTCCAACCAGGAAGGAAATATAATCCCCCACACAGGCCGCCGGAATCTTTAACCCAGAATCATACGGATCATTTAAAACTGTAAATTCCACGGACCGGCCAGCACTTAAAATGCTACCGGACCATGTCACAGATTCTACAGCATTCGAAATATCATAAATAACATTCTGATCAGGTTTAATTAATTTCAACGTCATGTTTTCGCCCCCGGAATGGTCAGCACTTGTCCCGGCTTGATCAGGTTCGGGTTGCTGCCGATCACACTTTTATTTTGTTCGTAGATGGCCTGCCAGCTGGTGGAGCCTGTCAGTTTCCGTGCGATTCCGCTTAGGGTATCACCGGATTTAACCGTGTAGCTCTGCGTAGATGTCTGAGTCGCTGGTACTTCTCTAGTTGCTGTTTCTGCTGCAGTTGGTACTGTTGGGGACTCCTTTATCAAGGTTGACGACGGAATACTGACGTGGCGATATTCCTTTATATCCAGCGTATAATTAATATCTCCTGTACCGTCATTCTCTCCCCACTCAAAAGATTCAATAGTTGCGTACATATTGATACCAGCACCAATTATTTTGAATTTCATTTTTCCAGCACGCTTTATCTTTTCAACACGCTCCACCATCTTTTGCGGTTTATCACTACGACAATCGCAGTAGCTATTATCGTAGTATCGCGGAAAAAAGCTTGGAAATCTAATGCGTCGCAACTTCTGTTTACCAAGCAAATTTACTTCGCCCAAATCGCACACCGTCACAGAAGTGTTATCCTGCTCCGATGTTACTGTGTATTCCGATGGCAAGACCGGTATTCTCATCCGGTCACCACCACCCTCAAGCCATATCTGCAACTGGAACACCTCCCATATTTCCGGATGCGGCTTTCATTCTGCGCATCAGTTCATCTGCAATACGCACGATATCAGCATCTTCACGCACCACAATCTCATCAGCGAGCTTTGCGATATTTACAGACTGACCCTGCCCAGCTTTTGCCATCTGCATAGATACATCATGCGGATAAATGCGGGTGCCCTGAGGCAGATCTAGAATCTCACCGCCTCGCTCATGCACCTGCACCAGACCGCCACGCCAGGAGCGGTCTCCAATAGCTCGTCCAGACACCTTTTTCGTATTGATTGCTCCGGAGTTTCCTTTGTCCATGCCGAAGATAGCCTGAACGCCATTGACTATGCCGCCGATTGCCCCGGTCACAGTTGATATAAGACCCATAATCTCATCAACAATTCCGCCGAAGATCTGTTTCACGCCACTCCATGCCTTTTCCCAGTCTCCAGTAAATACGCCTGCTATAAACGTGGTAATGCCTTGAACCACGTTTATAAATCCTGTAATGTACTGCGTAATTCCCGCAAATGCACCCGCAAAGAATGATACTGCCGCACCGCAAGCGCCAGCAATCACGTTTCCAAACACATCCATAACCACAGGTGCCGCTTCCATGACCTTATCAATAAACGGCTGCAATGCATCTTTGATTTTCTGAAAATTAGCACTGATTTTTTCAAACGCCGGAGATGCGCCACTCAGGCCCGCTTTGAACGTATCGAAATGCGTCTTGATCGCAATCACCGCAATGGCCAGCGCTGCAATCACACCCAGAACAATACCAACCGGTGACGTGATGGCCGCAATTGCTGCCTTGGCCAGTCCGGCACCTGTATGCAATGCCTTAAATCCACCAGCTGCCTTTGATGCAATGCCGATAAATTTATTGACGCCCATGCCAACTCGTCCAATCGTAGATATCACCTTGCCGAATGCTATCAGGCCGGGTCCAACCGCTGCCGCCATTGCCGCCCATTTGATAATCTGCTTCTGCTGGGCTTCATCCATGTTGTTGAACTTGTCCAGCAATCCGGTAACCTTTTCAACAAAAGGTGTGATGGTATTGGCCACCGTGTCACCAACCGTGTACTTAAATACATCAAACGATGATTTCAGCTTTTCCACCGCACCGCCCGGTCCAGACAGCAGCGCATTCGCCATATTATTCGCGGCTCCGGTCGAATCTTCCAATCCAGCTGTATATTGTGCAAAGGTATCTGGAGACTGTTCGATCAGTGTCAGCCACTTACCCATCTGGTTCTTTCCGAAGATGGTCGATGCCGCCGACATTTTTTCCTGATCATTCAGCCCAGCAAAAGAATCATGGAGTTTCTTCTGCATGGTCTGCATATCGTCCATCTTGCCAGTAGAATCAAAGAAATTCAGTCCCAGCTGTTTCAGAGTATTGGCTCCCTCTTTCGCCGGTGAGGCCAGTCTTGCCAAACCAGTTTTCAATGCGGTTGCGCCCTCTGCGCCCGTTACACCGGCGTCTCCGAACACATCCGTGATAACTGCCAGATCTTTAAATGACCAACCAACGGAATCCAGCATTGGGCCAGCTGTAGACATCGCATCAAACAGGTCCTGAACCGTTGTATTCGCCTGCGCCTGAGCCTTTGCAAGCATGTTGGAGGCATCCATAGCATTCAGCCCCTGATCAGAAAAGATTTTCAGGGCATTACCCACACCTCCGGTAATTACAGACAGATCTGTTGCGGTACCAGCTGCTAGGTCCATAGCCGGTCCAATCATGTCCGCCGCCTGCGCTGCGTCAAAGCCCTGTCTCGCAAAGTTCAGCGCCGCATCTGCCGCGTCCTGCATGCCATACACAGAATTGGCCGCCGCGGACTTGATTGCGTTTTCCAGGCCTTTTGCTTCGGCATCCGTGGATCCCATTGTCTGCTGCACCAGTTTCAATGACTTATCTACGCTTCCAAATTCCGTTGCAGAAGCTGCTGCCAGACCGACAAGCGGCATTGTCACCGCTGCAGTGGCCTTTGTCCCAAGGCTTGAAATTCCATTGCCAAACTTCTCTACGCTCTTCCAGGCATTCTGTGCCTTTTTGGTTCCTGCTGTCAGAGTTCCAATCGTTTTATTGAAGGAGGCTGTAAAATTATCAATCAGGTTAAACCGCACATCTACATCTTTTTTAGCCACGAGTTCACCTCCTTACAGGTTATGTTTTGCAATCATGTTGCTGATTTTCTCCGTCATGAGTTCCGGATATTTCTCCTGATACTCCTGCCGCGTCCGTTCCGCGTAATGCCTGCCAGGAACAAAACCGCCAGTATAACGGCCATGAAAGTCATACTTTGCGTGACCATTCTCCACCAAATGAAAATGAGGGGCACGGTTGGTGCTCGTCACAAATGAGCTGGCGCCTTCCTTTGCCCCTGCTATCTTCCATTTTCTGATTCTATTCCCATACTTGCTCGGCATTTTTGCATTCACATCTTCGTTAAAGCTTTCCGCCACTTCAAACAACGCGTCTGACGCCTCCTTCGGATAATCCGCCACAAGCTTTTTCATATCCGCAACGAGTTCATCCGCGCCGTCAAATTCAAGTCTTACCATGCTATCCTCCCATAGTATCCTGAAGTTCTTTGATATGCTCCGCTTCCATTTTGACAAAGGCGTGAATGACTCGCTTATCGGATTCATGTGCATCGTAATAAACCGATGGTGCCCAGTTATGATTACAAAAAAGGTAATACATTAACTGGAAATCAACATCGGTTTCTACGAGTTTTTTACCTCTTCATCCGTGTCCTCATCGTCTCCGTATCCGGAAAGCATTGCGATCTCACTGTAAATACCAACCATCTCGCCGCCAGGAAACAGAATGGCCGCAAGATCAACCGGGCTAGCCGCACCAAAATGCGCCTGCAGCTCCTTATCCTTTAATGACGGTTCCTGCACACCCTCAACGACAATCAGGCTCTGCGCCTTATAGATTTTAGAAACATCAATGTCCCCTTTTTTGTTCTTGGCCACCGCCAGTAAACTGCCGTAAGTATTTCCAGACAGTGCCTTGATCTTTACACTAACATCCTTGTCCATGATCTTAGACAGATGCTTTGCGCGTACTTCCTTGGTCGGGATCTCTGTAATGAGGCCCCTGTCAATCTTCATAAGCGCATCAATTGATACAATTCCCATAGTCTTATCCTCCCTACGCGATAATAAAATCAAGGAACTCCCAATCTTCAAAAGTGAAATCATAGGAGTCCTCAGTTTCTTTTCCAGCTTCCCAATCCATCAAAGTTGCCTTGCCAAATTTACATCCATACAATGCCACACGTTCCGCTCCATATGCATCCGGATCTTCCAGGCGCATTATTATTTTTACACTTAAGGTTCTTCCCTGTTTAAGCGCATCGGACATTCTTTTTGCGATATTACTTCTCACATGATACATTTTGAGAGAACCTTTTCCCTCCATCTTCTTCAGTTTCTTTCCATCAATCAAATGACGGGGGCGAGAAATATCTCCATATGTAACATCTAATTCCGCTTTTCCAGCCTCAACTTCCCCCAAATAATCATCATCTACCCAAGCTTCACCAAAAGAACCATTCATAACACGGTTCGAATCAAGTTCTTTCATTTTTTACCTCCTACACATTAATAACAAGGTCAACATCCTCGATTGCATCCACCAACACAACCGTTGCACGCAGGAACACATGAGCCCCAGTGTTTGCAACCTTTACCTCATCATCCGACAGGCCTTCCAACTTCTTTGTGCTGCCATTGATAGTTACATCCTTGCCAAGTCCTTCAAGATAAGTACGCTGCGCGGTAATATCAACTTCCGCTGCGCCGGACTCGATCACGCCTTCGCTGGCCAAGGTTTTAAAATAGCTGTTGATCGCAGTAATCAGCAGACACTTGTTGTTATAGCTGTTCGCGTATTTGCCGATATAGTTGTCCTGGACCGTAGACTGAATGTCCGTCTTGATCATGTCCATGCACTCAACCAGTTTAATCTTCTTAAAGGAATCGCCCTTGGTTCCGGTTGTGGTCACAAAAGAGGTGACCGCGCGGTCCAGTTTCACTTTCTCACCGTCCCAGATAGCAATCAGCTTTCCGGCACCAACAGCTGTATCGCGGTCTTCCTTGTTCAGCCTGGAAGTGTCCTCGAAATCCGTTAACGGCGCATAGGTTGCGCTGATTGTCAGATCAGTCCCTGCCAGCAGCCCGGCAATTCTCGGCGTGCACTGTTCCGGCGTATATTCCTCTGTGGTAGGCTCTCCGTCTGCTGTCTCTACGCGGTAAAGGGAAGATGTCCAGTTAATGATACCTTCACAATCCGCCGCATTCGCGTTCGGAAGCACCACCTTGATCATAATGTCATTCTGCCTCTGGGTTTTCACCCAGGAAATAATATCCCCAGTCTTTCCATCTGTCTCAACGGTAGGAATAGCCAGCCACTGGAATACTTCGGTTTCCAGGTACTCCATCATATCCGCATACAGCTGCGCATCCTGCTCTCCTTTTACAGGCATCACATAGACGAGCACCTTTAACGGCGCCTTGCTGTAGCCAGTCAGGCAGTCTTTAATGTAGCCTGCATTGGTTTCCGATAATTCTGCCGGGATATTGGACACGTCCCGGATTGTGTAAGACTTCGGTGTACTGCTTACGCTGGCATCTCTTAACACCAGCGCCACAATTCCACGAGATCCTCTCTCGATCAGGCTGGCTGCCTTCTCGACAAAGGTAATAGAAATACTCGGCGATAATAATTTAGCCATTTGAATCTCCTTTCGTTGTCAGTTCGGTATGCAGATGTTCCATTTTTTCGCCTGTCTCCGGTTTCTGGGTGCTCTCCCACCAGTCCAGTCCAAAGGATATCTGCAAGATGTTGTTCGTATCCCCAATGTATTCGTACGAATACCTGAGCACCCTGAGCTGCCTGCCACCAATCGGAAGCAGCATACCCAGATGATTTTCTATCTCATCGGCCTTTGTCAGGTTGTCCAGCTGATCCGGAACTCTCTGAACATAGGTGATAAGTACGGAACAGGTTTTGTGCAGCATGTTGCGGGTCTGCCGGTTCACTCCGGCCGGCACGCACTCCACAAAAAAATACGGCGGCACTGCTTTATCCACAGTGTCATTGCCGTATCGTGTGATTTTTGGATACATTTCTTTCAATATTCTATTTACAGTGCGGATCACATCCGCATAACTGACATCAAACATGATCCGCCTCCTTTACTGCATGGTCCTTCGATTCTGTGCACATGAGTTCCAGGTAATAATGATCTTCCAGCGGATTCGTAATGTAATTGATCTGAAACTGACGGCCATTGTACGCTACGACATCTTTTTCCGTCACGTCCGTGTATCGGATCGTAATCTTATACATCAAATCATTTACATTCTTGAAATACTCAAGCTGTTCCTTTCCTCTGACCGGTCTTAACTCGGCCCAACAGGACTTAAGCGGGGCAAGCTCCTGAGTAGCATTACCCAGACCATCCTCTGTCTCCTGGCACCGCATAATGGTAATCCGGTGCTTCAATCGCCCTGGATTGATTCCTTTCACCTGGCTCACACCTCTGCACCCTCTTTCATGCTGTACTTCACCTGGAGCTGCAGGATGATGGACTGGAAGGTATATTCAATCCGCTTTTTCATCTGCTGCTCCGACTGCATCAGTTCGCGGTTATCGTACATGTTCTGTACAATGGCCGCCAGAAGAATCTGCGCTGTTGGATCCGTATCATCGTACTCACCAACAGCAGACCGGATATATTCCGCCCCGGCCTGCATCATGCTCTGAATCAGCGCATCCTCCTCATCTCCGTCAATGCGAAGATAAAGTTTTACGTCTTCCAGTTTCATCCGTCACATACTCCTTATGAACCTGTTACAGTATTGTCATCCACAGTAACAACACCATTTACCAGTGCCTTTGCGTCTTTAGCCTTCACATCCAGCCTCAGAATGCCGCGGAACAGAGTCATGTCATTCTCGTAAGCATTGAATCCGGTCACAGATGCGGTATTAGATGCCAGGATAGAAATCTGCTGACGGTCAAATACTTTAATGCCTTCTTTCGCATCGCCGCAGATCATCGGGATGCCTCTCTTCTTCGCAGTGGCAACGTTAGACGGAAGAATGGAGTTCGGAACAACCATGATCGGGATATTGGTTGCGCCGACTGCCAGCTGCTGCTTGATCGGAGAAGCCGGATCCATGCTTGGCTTCAGCAGATAGTGGCCATTAGAATCTTTTAAGGTATCCAGCCAGTTCAGGCCGTCATCATTGGTGATGATCTTTGAGCTGTTTTTGAATGCAGAACCCAGGGTAACGTTAATAGCCTTCTTGATGCCGTCCAGATTTGCAAACTCAGATGCGCTGCCATTCTGCATCAGCGCAAGAATCAGGCGGTTTCTGGTTGCGATATCCTCCTCGCCCAACCACTCAATCAGGGTATTGGTGATATTCGCGTCAGAGTCTGCCAGCAGCTCACTGGTTACCGGCATCCAGCCCGCATATTTCTTGATTGTATACTCAATCACCTCGAAGGTCGGTCCTGCAACATTTTCAATCTTGCCACCCTCGGCAACCTGTTTGAATCCAGTATGGTTTACTCTGGACTGATAGGTTCTGCGTCCACTGCTGGTAGTTACAGGCTCGGTGTCAACCAGAGACTGAAGGGAAAACCGCTCCTCTCTGTAACGGTTGATCTCAGTCCTGATGTCATCCGGAACCGTATAGCCACCATCAGCGTCAGTTCCCGCGGTATTTGCTTTTGCAACGTTCTTAAAAAGATGCCGTGCTGCGTCTGCGAAATCATGAACCGCATGGTTCTTATTGATGTTTACCGGGCGCAGTCCGGTCGGCTCTGCACCCTGATTGGCTGGCTCAGTTGTCGATTCAATCGGCTCCGCTGCCGGTTCCTGATCCAGAACGTCTTTTAACAGGTCGAATTTGTCCTGCATTTTCTGAAGCTCTTCCTTGGCTGCTTTGGCCTCCTCCAGTTTTCCATCGTTTGCCAGATCCACCACCTTCTGCTTCTGCGCGTTGATCTGGTTTAACAGTGCAAGTAATTTCTTATTCATGTCTTATATCTCCTTTCATACCCCGTAAGAGTCGAGGTCTTTTAACAGGTTTTCTTTTTCCTTTTCCAGGCTTTTCTTTTTTGCTTTGGCCGCCTGGAACTCTTTCACCATATCCGGAGTTACTGCCATCAGCCCTGCAGCGTTGGTCATGACTGTCGGCTCTTCTGAAATTCCGTCAACAAAGCCAAGTTCTACAGCCCTGTCTGCTGTCAACCAGGTTTCTTCATTCATGAGTCGTAAAATTTCATCTTTTGGGCGGCCAGTTTTCAACACATAGGCATTTGCGAGTGCCTCATCATATGTTCGTAAGGTCTCAGCCATTTTTTCCATGTCCTGATGATTTCCCGCAACCCGGCTGGTAGACACACAGTGGATCATCAGCATTCCTATCGGGGACATGGTACAATGTCCTGCCATCGCAATCACCGATGCTGCTGATGCTGCATAGGACTCCACCTCGATATCAATATCACTCCGTCCCCGAAGCATGCTATACATTTCCTGCCCGGCCATAACCTCGCCGCCTCCAGAATTGATTTTCACCTGCAGGCGGTCGCCTTTCGGCAGTTCTGCCAGTGCTTTCTGGACATCTCCAGGCGTGGAACACTCGATTCCAAACCAGTCATAGATCTCTTTCCAGTCATTTCCAACAATGTCGCCATTGATTTTTAAAACCATTATTCTTTCCCTCCTTCCCCACTTACTCCATATGCAGCGCCGACCGATGTCAGCGGAACATAGTTACCATTTACAATCAGGACATCTCCACCATCCAGTGACGGGAGGTCCAGGTAATGCCGCCCTTCATTCGGTGTGTAAATGCCGTTCTGGACGGCAGACGTAATTGTCTGCATCTGTGTTTCCGCATTTGCTCGAAGTAGGACTCGCTCATTGAACTTGTACAGAAAACCATCGGCCCGCTGCTTGTCCGTCAGGCACTTATAATTGATTTCCTGTTCATACATCGTGAGCCGGTACAGCATTGTATCAACTAAAAAAGCCAGCTGCTGCGTCTCTGAATTCGCATAGCTGGATTTTTCATAATCATTGATCTGATTCGGTTTTACTCCAAAGGCTGCCGCAATCTGAAGTGCTGTATACTTCCGGAGCTCGTAATACTGTGCGTCTGTCAATTTATAAGTGAGTGGCTGCAATGTGAAGCCAACCGGCAGTGCAACGACTTTCCCGGCATTTTTCACTCCGGTCAGAAGGTCATTGTACTCTGCCTGAAGTTTTAAACGGAGTTTCTTATCCAGATCGCCCATATATTGCAACGTACTGGAAGCCGTTAAGCCTCCCTTGTACAGATTGTTCAAATATGACTGAGAATAACCTGCGCTGCCTATGGTATCTTTCAGAATATCCTGCACTGACTTTCCCATAATTCCATCCCAAGTCAGCCAGGTTTTAAAATGAAGCACGCTATCCTGCCGAAATGTGTAGGTTTTTCCTGTCTTTGGATCAGAGTACCTGTAATACAGCTGCCCTTTTGCACCAAAAACGCCAACATCATCCATCAGGACATCCACACATTCGGACTGCATAGGCCAGAAGCCCTTTACAATCACTTCCCCTCCATACTTTTTTCGTATAAACTGGGTCTGAATCCACACGTAAGCATTACCATAATGTTCACAGTTTGCCTCGATCGTAGACCAAAATGTGGATGGTGTCATAATCGGATTTGGCCGATACATCAGCAAATCTGCAGTCTTATCGGTCGGCGCCCTCACCCGTCCGCCGCTCTCATCTTCCTGATAGAATTTAAGCGGCATTTTTCCCATCGTCTCAGACAGAACCTTCAGACAGGTAAAATATGTGGTTTCTGCAATCGCCCTCGGCTTTTTTGAATCAAGTCCCCACCATTCCACCAGTTTTTCAAATCCATTGTCTGCGGAGACATCTGCAGCAATTTCATTCCGGAAGATTATTCCTTTGACTACACTCAAGAATCCCATTATCCAATTTCCTCCAAAAATTTTGCAACATAATCATTGATATTTTCCGCTTCAAAATCATGGTATAGTGCCAGCTTAAATGCCGCCAGTGTTGCGTCAATCGGGTCAATTCGCTTTGTAGTGGCATCTTTATCAATCTTGATCAAACCATTATTTGTTCTAATCACAGCGTTGCTCATGGCATAATTTAAAAGCGGGTTATGCGTATATGCCACATTCCCAGCAAATACCTGTTCCCTGAATCCCTGGGTTGACTCATTCAAGGATTTGTGGCTCTGGAATACCTCTTCAACCGTGTATCCCTGATCTGACAAATCCATCATGATCTTTGACGCGTTCGCCGGGTCAAAGCACAAACATTGAATATCCAAGTTGTACTTCTCGCATTCATCCAGAATATACTTCATAACGAAGTTCTGATCCACAATCGGTGTATTCGTCAAAGTCAAATATCCCAGGCGCTCCCAGGCATCGTATGGCATTTTATCTTTTATGATGTGTTCACGCAGCTTGTCCGCTGTAGGAATAAACGAGTGCGTCCACATCACATACTTCACAACAGGCTTTCCCTGCGCATCCAAATCAGTACTCTGATACGGAATGATAAAGGCTACAGACGTCAAGTCAATCTTAGATGATAAATCGAAACCTACATAGACCGGACGCCCTGTAACATCTATCGGCAGTTCTTTTACTTCACATGCCTTCCATTTGGCCATGTCCATGTAGCCGTTATCCTTGGCCTGCACCCACATATTCAGTACTTTCGTCAAAAATGCTATCATTTTTTCCGGAATCTGCTTAGCAACCTCATAATCCCCTCTAATTTTCTGTAAGCCTTCCGCAAAATATCCCCTGATTGGATTCGCCTTCTTCCAGGTATCTTCTGATCCAATATCATCTCCCGGATCCGCCTCGCAGATATCAACAAAATACTCGTCGTTATGCACATCCACACTGGGATCTAATAATTTTGAGCAATAATCATATTCTTGCGTGTAACATGGATATGTCAGATCCTTACCCGCCGTTGTAATAATTGATAGCAACGGCTCCTTGGTATTGGAGCCAAGTGCCAAATCGTAAAAATCCGTAGTTGGATGCTGATGATACTCATCAATGATCAAAAATGCCGGGTTCGTTCCGTCTCCCGATTTTCCATCCTCTTTTGACAAGGCCTTGATAAAAGATCCTGTTTTTAGATGCTCAATGCAATCTCGCTTAAAATTAAATTTAGAGCGAATAAGAGTCCCTTTTGTCATCAGATCACATTCATCAAATACAATTTTGGACTGATCACGTTTAACTCCCGCTGTGTAAATTTCATTTACTTCATGATTTTGCGATGAAGTGATGCCAAGCTCATACAAAGCCTCACCAGCTTCCATCTGAGACTTTGCATTCTTCCTGGCAACCTCGGTAAATGCCTTTCTGAAGCGGCGCCTTCCCGTTTCCCGGTGGATCCATCCATAAATCTGACACTCCCTAAATTTTTGCCAGGGTGTTAAAATTATTGGTGTTCCAGCCAGTGCTCCTTTGGTATGTTTCAATAAGGCAAACCATTTTACAATTTTACCTGCCCTCTGTTCATCCCAAATATACGGAAACTCAGGTGTCCCAATTCGTTCCAGATCCCGAAGGAAGCGTTCACAGGCCCATACATGTTTCTTTCCGGATGGAATTACACCTGAAATGCAGTCATGGCAATACTGAATGATTTCTTCTTTGTTACTCATCAAAAATCACCAAAGACTTTCTTTAAATCTTCTTCCTCCTGGCTTACCTTTGCATGTGCCGCTTTAAGCTGACCGTCCAGTGTCATGCCCAAACGCCTGGACGATTCTGCCATATCCCTCCTGGCTTCATCCATCATCTTTACCAACGGATTTGGCTTTGGACCGCCGCGCGTTTGAACAATATACGTGAAGTCTTTCTTCCTTACCTCTTTCACCAGATCCATATAGCGGCCATAACTATTCGCATAATTCAGAAGATCAGATTTATTTAAGTTTCCAACCATTCCTATTTCCTCGCGCAAACGCTTTAAAGCTCTGTCATATTCCTTCCGCGCGGTTGTATTTACAAACTGTGATGCGATTACCTCATCCAGATCTGTGCCATCAGACTGTATCAATGATTCTTCATATTCTCTGCGAGCTTTTTCCGCTTTCGTTCTATGTTTCGAACTAAGCTGCAGTACTTTTCTATTATTGGACATATCTATCATCACCTTCCTTTTTGACCCCCAAAAGGGAAATTTGTGGAAAGAAAGGGGAGGCTGCGGTCTAGCCGCTGAATACGGCTACTTTTCCGCGCCCCCCTGGTCTGCCCATTCTGGTACTCTTATGAGTTCTCTCAGTTCCTCTTGTACTTTCTTCTTCTCCTCATCGGATGCCCGATACCGTGCGTGCACCTCATCATGCGATGATCTTGACAGCGGAATCAGGTTGTCCAATTGCCAAAAGCGTTCCGAATCTTCTTCTGCCGGCACGATGTGATGAACTGTAAAAGCATATTCAAGTTTTCCATGCTTCTGTGCGTACGGATCAATGCCAGAATAAAAGCTAATGACTGCTGCCCTTGCCTTCTGCCATCTGGAAGAGTGGTACAGCTTCCGCGTTTTATCCGGTGGCGCATACTCCCGTTTATATCCACACCCGCATTTTTCTCCCTCCGGCACTCTTTTTTTGCAGTGCGGACATCGTTTATAAATCATGTGTTCCCTCCGTATTTGGACATAACAAAAGAGCGCCCACTCGGACGCCCTTTCATTACATATTCTTAATTTTACGTATCAATTTTCTTTTCTGCCACCAGTTCAAACAAGGATTCTTTTTTATGAGTTCTATGTCCTCTTCACCTGGTGGCGGCATTAAGCTCATTAATTTCTGTACAGCTTCTGACAGTTCTTTAGTAGAAACACCGCAATCGCTCATGTTTAAGTTCATTTGTTCACGCTCCATTCTGCTCCTCAATAAACTTGTTCATCATTGCAGTGATCTGTGCAGCCTGACTAACGCCAGCTTTTTCACAGGCTTCGGCAAATCTTTCTGCCACATCTCGTTTCAATTTAAAGCCTTTGGTCATATATCCGGCTTTCTTCTGATACTTTTCTGATGCTACAGTCTGAGCATTGGGACTACCTTTTGGCATGTTTATCCCTCCACTTCCTGTAAGCAACGCCAGCAATCTGACTAACAATAACTGCTACAATAATTGCTACTATAACTTCTATTTTCATCTTTACAAAGATGAGCGTTTGTGTTATTTTCTAGTTACAGGAGAGAGCTCTGACCTCTCCCCAATCAACTTACCGGGTAATCATATGGACAACCAACCCTGAGATTACTCCAGCAATAACTCCTGAGATTGTCTGCACTGCGAATGCTTCCCAATCGATGGAGTTTTTCTTTTTCGGCTTGTGCCGATTTCGATTGCTCATCTCTTTTACCTCCTTACATTATGTATTATAACATAGGGTTAACCATATGTCAACACTTTATGCAAAGAAGTATAGAAAAACACCCATCTTGCGACAGGTGTTTCTCAGAAAGGTATGCTTATGAAATTAAATACATACATCAGATGACCACCATCTGATGTAATTGGAACGGAAGGACTTGAACCCTCGACACGCTGGATATAAGCCAGTTGCTCTGACCTGCTGAGCTACGCTCCATTATGCGGCTGTTTGCAATTGGTAGCCGCCAACCAAATCCCTCGCCAGGCTGTGACACCTGGCTAAAGGAAATTCACAAATAAATTGAGGAGGTTTATAAAGCCGCTTGCTGTTTGGAGTAGCCTCAGCTTTTCGCCTTTGGCTTCGACTATATTATAAAACGACTTTTCCGACTTTTCCGACCTTTTTTATTTTATGCCCACTTTTTTTAAATAAGCATCTCGAATATGTAACCGCGGATAGTCCGGACTATTGGCATAGCCAAGCTGATTTGATATTTTCGTCCATGTTGCTCCATCAATATAATACATCCGGAACGCCGTTCTGGCCTGCACATCCTCTATGCCATCAATCCAATTTTCCACAGCCAGACATCTGGCTTTTTTCTTTTCAAGGTCCTGCTGCCGCCTGCCATACCGTTCCCAGTCGAAACCAACCACAGCCTGCGCCCGCGGCTCTCCAGTGCGATAATCCAGGATTATACTATTGTCAAAACCATTATCTTCCTGCTGCATGTACGCAATTTCATTCTCCAGAAGAGGGATCTCACTCTTGGTCTTTCTGTATGTACTTAAAAGCTTTTTTGTCATTTTAATCCCGCTCAATGGAATCACCTCCAACCGGTCTTATCTTAATCTTGCTCAAATCTATTCCGCTGCATTTATAGCGTTGGCACACTTCTTCCCATTCCTGCTGTTCGGTTTCACTCATCGAGTAATTTCTTTTCCATTTTGATGCCTGTCCAGCTTCTTCAAAAGTATATTCACCACGAAGTTTTCTACAACTATGCGCGTACACCCGAACAATTCCAGCAGAACATCCTAATTTCTTTGCTGCTTCTACTGCTGTATACTCACCGATCAGTTTCCCGCAGCGGAACACATTATACTTTTTAGCTACAGCCATTACCACCGCCTCCCTCATTTACCTGTTTCAGAATCGTAACTGTAAATTTCAGTTTAACATCTTCCATATTTCATAACACTTTTTACAGGCCAATTCTGGCTCCTTTTCGATTCTTCTATAATCAATATCGGTTTCAAAATAATTTTGATCCTGCTGGTATTTTTCACACAAAGACGTATCGTTAAAAAAACAGTGATATTTCGCTTTTGGATGAATCCAATCGTGGTCTGTGATATTACTCTGTTTTACTGGAAGCATCCATTTATACTCATTCATATTTTTATTTCCTAATTTGTATTTTTCTTTCAGCCTCTTGATTATAGTTTTCCGTTTAAGTCCGCAGCGCACGCTTCCATCATTGCCTTCTCCAATAGAGCAACGTAATTGTGTTTTTTCGCCCATCGAAATACGGTAAGCAGGCTATGCAATTTTCACATTTCATTTTCCGTCATGACCTCCAAATCTCAATCTTCTTGATAAATTGCCTGTCCACACATCGGGCAGAAGTGATAGCATATCTTCTTAAAATCTCCATTAAGGTTTTCTGCACCACATGCCGGGCAAACATATTCATCGACATGTATCTCATTTACCTTCATAGGGATCTGTTTGGACAGTGCGTTTAGTATCAAATGCGTTTCCTTTTTATCGATTGTAACTGTACAATCAATTTCTGCTTTTCTGCATGATCTTATATAGCGTACAACTCTGTAAATTTCGTCCACAATCTCTACCTCCAAATCTTAATTTCAGTTTAATCTTTCTACCTTTGTATCTACAAATTTTCTGCCGCATGATGGACAGTATTTTGTGCCGATTTTATGCGGAAGAGATTGTTTGCATTTTGAACAATATTTTTTAACAGTGGCGCAACCATTCACAACTTCTACAAGAAAAGCCGTATTAAAAAACATATTTACGTTCTCCTAAATCTTAATTATTCGACCTTTCCAAAGCGTCTTGCATAGTAGCCTTGCCAGCCGATACTGTCAATAGGTTCCGTTTCTCTTTCCTTACTGTACGGCATCCATGGCTCCTCTTCCGGCATTGAAGCAATTAAATTGATCCAATCCATCGCGCCGGACTGCTCTGTGATGGTACATCTCACTCGTTCCATTAGCTCATCAGCATCAATTAGTTTCATAACGACCTCCAAATTCATAACATTCCAACTCTGGACAATAAACCGGCTTATCGGCCATTTCCGATAATTTTTTCTCTGTGAATGGGTCCTTACTCATTGATTTTCCTCCCAAATCTGAATCCAATCATCAGGAAATCTGTCCTGATATCTTTCGAATACTTTCTTCTCTTCTTCGTTCAATTCTGCACCGCTTTTGATAAGCGCCCAGCAGATCTCAGTGTATGCTCCGCAATTTGCGCCACCTTGCAGAAAACGAAGGGCATTGTGAAGGTAATCTTCACATGGATACTGTGAAAATTTTTTATTTCTTTTCAGTTTCTTCAACAGATTCATAGTTCTCCTTTTAAAATGGCTCTAATTCAGATTTACCAATCTTAATTCTCGGCAGCATGTTTTAAGCCTTGCTTATAGCCTAATACAAATTCTACACTCTCTTCACATCCGCAATTTTTACATCTATACTTCCCCAGCCTGCTGCCTTCTGCAAAATCATGCTTTTTGCAATTATCTCTTTTTACGCTATTTTCGTTAATTTTTTGCATGATTTCTATCTGTGCTGGATCCAGTCCTCTACTTTTTGCTTTTTCAATATCAAACATTTCACACCTCAATCTTAATTTCATTTTCCTGACAGCATCACAAATTATTCCCGGTCATCCCGCCCATTTCGCAAGCAGTTCATCCATATATCTTTTGATATACTTCCTATTGACCTTTTTATTGCGGTATCTGTTCGGATAGCTGTATTTCTGGCCGTACCAAAAGCTAAGACGCAACTTTCTCGAGTCTTTTCTCCACTCTACGTTTTCACGTCTCACCCGCTCCCTGCTTTTCCGGTATCCCTCGCAGGCTAATATGAATTTTCTGAATTTTTTCTTTTTCTGTCTCCCGTTCATAACATCCTCCAAATCTTACGTCCGCTTTCCACCTGTTCTGCTACGCTTATGCCAGGCTCTCCGGCGCTGGCTTCGTCCATAACGCTCCAGCAACCGGTCAATCTTTTCAAGCTGCTTTTCCTCCACAACGACAAATCTCATAGTGCTCACACCTCCCGATACGGCTCCGGCAATGGCATCCAGGCCAGCACGTGAAACTCAAATGTTGCCAGGCTCTCATATCCTGCTGCGCCCTGCACAAACCAGAAACCGTTATCATAGCTTCCTGTCTGCATGCACATTCCGTTTCTTGATGGCCTACTCTTCATGCACAGCAACACGCTTTTGTTTCGCTCCGGCATTCGCTCAGCTACTGGAATCCACTGCACTGTATTCTTTTTCAGCAGCAGCACCTCTGCCGGCTCCAAGCCCGTGTCCTCATACTCCGCCAGTCTCGCCACCAGATCATCTTTCTTACTGGTGGACCAGTAACCGGTTTTGATTCCATTTACCCGTTTCTGAGTTAATCTATTCATCACTTTCCCCTTTTCTATTCAACGGGCACCATCTCGGCGCGGTCTTAATAGTTAATTTGTCATCATGTCTCTCCGTTCTGCAAATCATAGGAGTAGGTTCGCATTTGTTTCTTGCGTACCTAGCATCATCGTGAAGGCAATAATAACGCCCCGGCCTTCCGTTCCCGTCATGAAATTCTTTATAACTGCAGTCTTTGCAATTCATTCCTGTCCTCCTTAGTATCTGTCCAGATTCTCACCGATCATATCAATCCACAAAATACTTTCTCTGGCACCGCCCGGCAGCTCTACCAGACAGAAGTATTTACTTGCCGTGGAAAGAACCTTTGCCCGTACCTTCGGCTCACATCCCTTTCGTACCTTTCCATCGATATCCCCGTACATGGAAGCTTTCACACTTCTCACTCGGATTCTGCTGCCTACCTTCGTTGATCTGCGCACCTGATCAATTCGATCCAGTGCAATGCCGAACTGGCGGCTTGCAAACAGACAGTCTTTTTTCTTTCTCACTCCATTAACCCTCAGATACTGGCGTACCATATTCTCGCTGATTCTAATCCGGAGCGATATTTCTTTTACAGTCATTCCGTCACCATACAATCTCAGCACGGTTCTTTCTGTTTCATTCATCCTGTTGTGCCCCTTTCTGGATGTATTTCAGAAACTCCACCAAATTTGTCTCATTGTCCGGATAATGGTTGTATTCTTCGCGTCTTATCCATTTGCTGACACCATTAGAGTCTACCGGCGGCTTTGGTCCGCCTATCAGATGGTAGTTCGCGTGAGTAAAGTTTCCGCAGTAGTTTTTGATGGCAAACTCTTCCACAATCAGGCGAGCTCCGCATTTGAAATCGTATTTATAAAATGTGCTGCCGATATGCTCATCCTTATACCACACGCCCCAGGTCTTGTAATTCCGCAACCACTCTTTCCGCTGGTCGTTGTTTTTCATGACCGGAAGCTCCGGCTTGGTGGTTGGCTTCGGTTCTTCCTCGTTCTGCGTACAGAACAGGAGCTTGTATGCCTGCAGCATCATACAATGTTTGGTGTACACCGCCGGTTCATTCTGTTTCCAGTCTGTCCCCATACATTCCAGCTGCTGCTCCTGCACCCATATCATATGTTCCAGCTGTTCCCGGTCATATTCCGGTGGTTCCTCGGTTACACCTGCTGTCTCCGGCTCCATCTGGTTGATATCGTCCTGCTGCTCTTCGGTAGCAGATTCCGTACCATCCTGCTGCTCACTGGCAGCGTCCTGGCTTCCGGCACTCCGCTGTGCATTCTCCATCGCTATAACATTCCACATGCTCTGCACAGCCGCACACAGATAAAACCACCTGGCATTTCCCAGGCACTTTCCTGCTCCACTCCAGATCTGGATGTAGGTATCAAACATATCCACCCAGGCAACTTTTTCATTCGCTGGGTCCGGGAAATACATAACAGAATATGCATTGCGGAATTTCTGCTTAAACTGCTTTTCTGATTCCATCACATTCAGTACGCGGTTATCGAAGTCCTGCAGGAACCACTCTTTATTGTTTTCGATCAGTTTACGGGCCAGGGAATTCAGATAAATTCTCCGGGATTCTGGGTCCATAGTGTCCGTTTGCACCTGTGGGCACAGCTCCGGATAATCCTTCGTCAGCTCCTGCTGCCCCGGAATCTCCGTGTCAGAATCTGACACACTCATATCCATCTCTGTTTCTGTGTCAGATTCTGACACAGCTTTTACATCGGCCAGCCTCACCTCATCTTTCCCGGCCAGCTCCTGCTGCTTCTCCGCTGGCAGTCCTGCTGCCTCATTCGCCACCGACACACCAATCTGACCCGTCTGGAACTTGTCCATCATCTCCGGTGCCAGGTTATTGTTGATGTGGTTGAGCTGTGCCACCTTGGTCTCTGACATTCCGGTCAGCTCTGCTACCAGCTTTCGGAGTTCCCGCCCGGAAAGCCCCGGCTCCAGTCCGATCCACTCCCGGAAGCGATCCCGCTCTTCCTGGCTTCCGGTCTGCATGGCCTTTAGCAGCTCTGTCAGCCGTGTCACTTCCATCATGCGCTCCCAGTCTGACCGATTCCGGGCTCCACAGTTGGTCAGAATCAGATTGACCTCACTCATCAGATCTCCGTCCCGCTCCACGTGCACCGGCAGCATGGCATATTCTTCATGCCCAAGCTCCTCCACCAGATACTTCACTGCCTGACGGCGGCGGTGCCCGGCAATCAGCTCATACTCATCCGGGGTCTTCTTTCTCGCCAGCAGATTCTGCTTTACGCCTCCGGCCAGCACGATCATCTGCGCCAGTTCCTTGATGGAATCCATGGAGTAATTGTTATTTTCTGACGGAATCAGCTTTGTGTAATGAACCATTGTTACTGCAAAGCCTGCTGCCTTCTTCTCGCCTTTCCCGGCATCCTTGATTAAGTTCTCGAACAGTGCCATGACTTATCCTCTCTTTCCAGGTATTCATCCGTGAAATCTCTGTAATCCATTGCCGCCGTAGACTTTGACGCGCATTTCGCAAGCGGCTTCCGTACCTTGAGCGAATGGCTCACCGCGCCGCACCTCCGGATCAGGTTGCCGTACACCATCACATCCATGGTATTCATGACATTCTGCACAAGCTCCACCGTCTCCCGGTTTTTATAAAATGCGGTGAACAGGCATCCGGCATGGACACGTTTATCGCAGAACTCACGAATCACATCCAATGTGGTCCCCAGCCCATCCGTTGAAAAGACATCCGGGTTAAGCGGGATGAGCACATCCTCCACCGCATCCATGACCACCTCGATCAAGAAACCTATTCCAGGTGCACAGTCGATGATGCAGTAATCATAATCTTTCTCATACACCCACAACGCTCTTCTCAGTGTTTCGGTGCCGCCCACCAGCTTGCTCGGGTCCACCGTTCTCAGGTTACTGTTGGCCGGGACAATATCCAGCTTAGGGTAACGGGTGCGCCACTTGCAGCGCGTTGGCCGTACCCCCAGAAGCAGCTCCGTCACCGAAGCCTTTGTTAAATCATACCGTCTGTAAAAGGATGAGGCATTGCCCTGCGGATCCGTGTCGATCAGCAGCACCCTGTACCCTCTCACAGTCAGCTCATATGCCAGATTGACAGAGGTCACAGTCTTGCCAATCCCGCCCTTGTTGTTGTAAACAGCTATCGTCTTCATAAACCTCTCAGCTCCTCCTCTAGTTAAACGGCAGTCCTTCGTCTTCCACACCGTCCGGGATGTTCATGAATCCATCGCCAATCGGACTGGATGTTCCGCCGGATGGTCCTGAATCGTCACGCTTTGTATCAGCAAACTCCTGCTCATCCACGATCACATCTGTGGTATAAACACGCTGGCCCTCTCTGTTGGTATAGCTTCCGGTCTGGATACGTCCGGACACCAGTACCCGCATTCCCTGGCGGAAATATTTCTCCGCAAACTCACCAGCCTTCCGGAATGCCACAATGTTTATAAAATCCGCCTCCTGGCTTCCATCCTCTTTTCTGGTTCTGCGGTTCACCGCCAGTGTATATCTGGCAACCGCCATCGGCTCATTCCCCTGCGTATATCGCACCTCCGGATCTCTGGTCAATCGCCCCATAAGTACAACTCTGTTCATCATCTGCCTCCTAGCTCTGCGCTACCATTGCCCTGGCCATATCCGTGACCATTGTGTCATAATCGGTTTTGCGCTCCTCGAAATTCATAAACGTGTTCTTTTTTCCTGCTGCCTTTCCATTTGCCCGTTTCGAAGCATCATCCTGTGCCCGTGCAAACCAGGAATTCATAAAGCGCTTTGCGCCTGATCTGGTTTTCCGGTATTTCTGATTGCTATCACACCATCCTGCCATCTTCCGGAGTTCCTGCACGCAATCTATGCCCGGATAGAGCTGCTGGTAATACACCACGTCGTTCTCCGTCACGTTGTACATGCTTCCGTCATTCAGGATAAATGATCCTGCAATCGGCGAGTCCGGAGCAGAGCTTTTTCCTGGCTCCGGGCAAATGGTTTTTATATTATCTTTTTCCTTTACCTTTTCCTTTACCTTTTCCTTTTCTTTAGGTTTTTCATTTTCATAACCAGTGGTTTCCGTTTTACAATAACCAGTGGTTTTTGGTCTCCCGCCTTTGCTTCCATCAACCTTTCTTTTTACGTTGGCATCTATCTGAGGCTTTGCCATCTCAAACGCCACCATAAAGAGGCCGTCCCCTTCCGGTTCCGTTCCATCCAGACCATAATCTATAATGGACCACAGGGCTCTCAGCTGATCTTCTTCCGGGAGACGTTTAATTGCTTTCGCAAAGCTCTGATAAAAAATCAAGCTGTCTCTCATCATCACACGCTTCCCGTCTTATATTTTTCAATCCCGTACACCTTGTACATATCACAGAACCGTTCCGTTCCCCTCTGATGACAGATCTGATGATGCTGCCGGCAGAGCGCCATGATCCGGTTCTGGCTGTCGTCATAATGGCGCCGGTCATTTCCCATGCCGATCGCATCCACATGATGGATGTCAGCCGGTCGGCCACAGATGCAGCACTTCCGATACCGAATGCACTGCATTAGATATGTATCAATATCATCTGTCCGCTGCAGGCCTGACTCCGTCAGGATCACGCCCTCTTTCAGCGCATACTCCATGAGCGTATTAATAAACTCTCTGGCCGTGGTCATACTGCAGTCAGAGAGAGAAAACATATCACAACCACAGCGCATTACATGCTCCACCTTCATTATCTGCTTCATGTCCTCATCCGGGTACCCGGTATACTCCGCAATGTCACGCAGCGTTGCGTAGATTTTGCGCCGCTGCTGCACAGATATGAACCGGCCATCATCAATGCCAAGCTCAACATCCGCTACGGCCTGCTGCCGGATCAGCCGCGCTGTCTGCTCCGGAACACGCAGAATCAGGTTGTACCCTGCCCCCTGCTGCGCCACTCCAGCAACCTTCACACAGTACCGATTCATCTGACCCTCCAGAAGTAATGATTGTCCGTGTTATTGGCACGCACACATCCATCCCGGGCCACCTCCATGGCAGCTCTCAGGCACTCATATTCTTCATCTGACAAATCCCAGAGAGATGACTGCGTGCAATACGCAAGTTCCGCCTCCCGGTCAATCCGCGTAATCTTGTAAATATTCATGTTAATTACCGAGGGCTGCGGGCAGACGGCCTGCAAGATATAACAGTCCTGATAAATGCCATGAAACACATGACGGCCATTCTTTTCGCTCATCCGGGCCATCTCAATCAGCGGACCGCCTTCCGGACTGGTCGGCAATAAAAAGATTCCACAATTCTTAAGCCGGTCAAACCCGCCCCAGGACCAGAAACCATATCCACTCGATATCGCATTCACATTAAAAGTCTTCTGGCCATCCCGTTTAATCTGGATGGTTTCAATCTTTTCAAGCCCCGCATCAATGCCCCTGCTGATAGTTTCCTCTGTAAAATCCGGAGCGGAGCATTCTACAATGCTCTGCATCAGGATTCTTCTCATTTCTGTACGATCCAACACTTCTGTTCACTCCCTCCATATCTTCCAGGCATTCATCACAGTAATGTTCACCCGGATCCAGCGGGCAACCGCACCGCCTGCATCTGTTCAAAATCATGGGCGCTCCGCCCCCTGCTGCTTCACCAGCTCCCATTTCCGGCTCCGCCACTCCAGAATACGCTTCATGCCTGCTGCCAGCGTTTCATCCTCATATCTGTCAAGATTCCAATGTTTATAAAGCGAAAAACGCTCACGCAACTGCCCTGAAAAATATGCAATATCCATCCGCACATCAATCTGATCCATCGGCTCATTGATTTTCAGATCTTCCAGACAGTCCTGAATCGAATCATGAAGTTCCAGAACCGTCTCCAAATATCCGGTAGTTACCAGATACAGTAAAAATGTATTTTCCGGAAGCTCCGCTGTTATGCAGTTATATGTCCACGCAACCGCTTTGCCGTGTCCCTGCTCTGTGAAGCATCCCAGGCTTTCTGCAAAACGCTTCAGCATCTCCTCAAACGTCAGCCCCGCCTCTGCTGCCCGAACCGTACACTTCCGCCATACCTCATCAGGCAATTCCATTTCTACTCTGATTTTCTTCATCCCGATCACCGTCCTCTCTGCATGCTCTTAACCTGCATCTTAATTTGTTTCTGCCGCCAGGCATCAAAGCCTGCCGTATCATAAAGGATAGAGCTATTCTTTTTCATGGGATTGATCTTCGTAGCGAAGTCATTGTCCGGAGACCGGTAGGCCACCATCAGAAACTCTTCCGCGAATCCCATAGCTTTCAGCTCCGATGTTTTCATCATCGGTTTCGGATATTCCAGCATGCTGTCACGCTCCCTTCCATCATTCCAGGCTCAGCCCAACCTCCACCTTAATCGACACGACCGGTGTTTTCTGCTCCGGCCCCGCTCCTGATCTGCTGCCTTTCAGTAACTTCGAATCATCAAACCACTTAATGCCTTTATGATCAAAGTTAGTTTCTGGCTTGGAAATACTACTCTTACCAACCTTCTCTACAACTCCATTCTTTGCTTCCACAACAAACTGGATAGTTTCTCTCTTCATCTTCACGCCCCCTGTTCTTCTCTTTTCTCTTTATCTATTGGAGCTGTCTCCAGCTCAATCCCTGCATTTACTTTTCCATCTCCCAGCCTTATACTGTACTTACAGGTCTGTTATGACTGAGTAGCCACAAAGGAGATTCCTATGAAACATTCCATCCAGCTTATCGAATATTCATCTAACTCTTCTTTCTGTGAAGATGTAGAACTATCGCCCTCCTGCCCCAAGTGTGGGGTTTCCATTATCCCAGATGTTTTATATGGCGTTCAATTATCCAATGATGATGAAGAATTTAATAAAGTATTTCTATTAAATTACTGTCCTCACTGCGAAGAATGCTTTATATCTCGCCATGTTTTTGATGTTTACTATGGTGATGGATATATTTTTGATTCTGCATCACCGCAATATCCACGCCCCAAAGACTGGGGAGACATCATTAATAACATATCTCCATCATTTGTTGAAATTTACAACCAGGCTGTCACTGCGGAATCAATGAATCTAAACCAAATTGCCGGTGTGGGCTTTCGAAAAGCATTAGAATTTTTAATTAAAGACTATTTAATTTCTCAAACACAAGATCCGGATAAAATAGCTACTATCAAAAACAAATTTCTTGGAAAATGTATTAATGAGAATATTGATAATCCACAATTAAAAATCGTTGCGTCTCGTGCTGCATGGCTTGGTAACGATCAAACCCATTATGAGCAGCGTTTTGACGATAGGGATATATCTGATCTAAAGCGAATGATCCGCTTAACTGTTCATTGGATATCCCTGATTAAAGAAACTGAAGAGGCTGAGATGATTCAACCACGCTGACAACACCTTCATGGGAAAAGTAGCATATCCTGTCAGCATATTCTCCAGAATAAAAGTACGCACATGGTTCTCCAGTTACGGGACTATAGCCTACTACAATCCCTTGACCTGCATTTTTGTGCGTTATAATCTTTCCAAGCCAGTCCAAACCAATTTTACTTACGGTCACAGCCGCCTGCTTCGCTTCCGGAGCAAGCGGCTTTTCTGTTTCATGCAACTTATACATCTCTCACGCCCCCTATTCTTCTGTTTCTTCAGCGAATAAATAATCAATGGTCAATGTTGGAAACGCACGTTTTTTGATTGCATACATTTCACTTCTTTTAAATTCTGTTGTTCCGTTCACTTTGTTTTTTAACGATTCATAATTAATGCCAGATAATTCAGACAATGCCTTTATGGTAAGTTTCTGCCTGGCCATTTCTGCGTTCAAGTTCGGAAACATCAATTGCACCTCCTCTTATATTACCCTGTATCGTAATTCTCTTTCATGTTATACCCCTCATCGTAATTTGTCAACCCTAAAGCGTAACTTTTTTATTTTGTGGGGTATTTTATTACTTTACAAAGTAATTTTATTGGTGTATATTCAATACAAGGAGGATTTGAAGATGTCATTTACAGAGAAACTAGATACACTAATGGCAGAACGCCACATCAATAAATCCATATTGTCTAAAGAAGCCGAAATTCCATATACAACAATTGATGGTTTTTACAAAAAAGGCAGTGATAACATAAAACTATCAACACTTCGAAAATTGGCTTCATATTTTAACTGCACATTGGATTATCTTGTTGATGATGAAAATACTGGTTCTATGCCGACAACAATTGCGGCTCACTTTGATGGCAATGACTTTACCGACGAAGAAATGGAGGATATTCTGGCTTATGCAGAATTTGTAAAAAACAGACGTAAGTAGAGGTGATATGATTGACCGAAACCGAAAAACTGGAACAGGAAGCCTATGAGCACAATGTCCCAGTCGATTACATAAAATTCCGGAGCGAACGGATCAACGGCCTGTATGTAGATGGGTCCATTGCTCTGAGAGACGGAATGACCGCGGCCCAGACAGCTGACACCCTGGCCGAAGAACTGGAGCATCACTATACTACCGTTGGCAACATCCTGGATCTAAACAGCGTGGCCAACCGGAAACAGGAACGCCTTGCACGGGTCCGGGCTTATGATCGCCGTATTGGACTATCCGGAATTATCCAGGGATACCGCTCTCACTGCCAGAACCGGCATGAGCTTGCTGAATGTCTTGGTGTATCCGAAGAGTTCCTGGAAGAAGCTTTGCAGTATTACAAAGAGAAGTATGGCTGCTTTGTACACCTGGATGGATATGTTATTGCTTTTGTACCGGTACTGGGTGTATATGAAAAATTCTAACACTTTCACGTAGAAAGGAGTATTTATGATAACATTCTCTTTTGGAACTGGCGAACCATTAAAAAAACAGCCTCGCAATAAAGGAAAAAACCTCATCTTAATTCCAGAAACTTATTGCGTCATTGATATCGAAACAACCGGACTTTCTCCAGATTTCGATTCTATCATTGAAGTATCTGCAGTCAAATACATCAATGGTCAGGAAACCGATCATTTCACATCTTTGATTAAACCAGAGGATACTTACGATGACGGCAGCTATATTGATGAATTTATAGAAGAACTGACCGGTATTACCAATGAAATGCTTTCTACTGCTCCTAATCCGGTCATTGTACTCAGACAGCTTAAAGATTTTCTTGATGATAATATTTTAATCGGGCACAATGTGAACTTTGATATTAACTTCTTATACGATAATTTCACACGTTACCTCTCAGAGCCATTTACAAATGACTTTGTTGACACTATGCGGATTTCTCGCATGCTTCATCCAGAAGAACGTCATCATCGTTTAAAGGATTTGTCTGAACGGTACAACATCGATTATTCCAACGCGCACCGTGCTCTGGCGGATTGTTATTTAACGCAGGCATGCCTTGAGCACTTGAATGCGGAAATATTACAGACCTATGGTGATTTCCAGCACTTTATTGATTCACACAAGCGCAATAGCGCTCTTAAAGCTGCAGATATTACCACGTCCAATGAAGAATTTGATATAGCACATCCGCTTTATGGTAAGGTGTGTGTATTTACTGGTACACTTGAAAAAATGCCCAGAAAGGAAGCCATGCAGCTTGTTGCTGATGTTGGCGGCATAAACGCTGATTCAGTAACCAAGAAAACAAATTTTTTAATTCTCGGCAACAACGATTATTGCCCACTTATCAAAGATGGGAAGAGCAATAAACAGAAAAAAGCTGAAAAGCTGAAATTAGAAGGCAATGATATCGAAGTGATTCCAGAAAACGTATTCTATGATATGCTCGCATACTAAGAAAAACCATTTTCCCGACGTGGGGAAAATGGTTCTCCGGATCCTGTTCAACTTGTAAAGGTTTCTTGCAAGTTGAACTGTTCGAAAATTCCGAACAGTTGAGAACCATTTTGCTACCATCACTAAAATGGTTTGTATCCATATAAACGATTGAATGAATCCACGGAGGTCTTTACATGGGAATATCTGACATCATTAAAAATGCTATTCAAATAACTGGACACCATCCTTTTCTCTTCGTTGGATCAGGAATTAGTAAGCGCTATTTGAATACTGAAAAATGGGATGAATTATTGAAGGTATTTTGTACCGAGTTTAGCGGAAACGATTTTCAGTACAATATATACGCCAACGAAGTTGATGCTAAAGATTACTATGGGATGCAGCCAGCTATTGCTAATCTTCTTGAGAAAGATTACAGCCGTGCAGTTTTAAGCAAAGAAAAATATAATTCTTTCCGAACAGCGCACAAACAAGAACTACTGAATAATGTATCGGCCCTTAAAATTGCAATTTCCCAGCACCTGGCAAATCCCGTTCTTCCTGAAAATAATCCAGAACTAGATTTATTAAAGAAACTGGCCAAAAGAAGTATTTCCGGAATTATTACAACAAATTATGATACTCTCTTAGAAACGCTTTTCCCAAACTTCGACACATATGTAGGCCAAGAGGAGCTCTTATTTTCGGACATTACAGGAATAGGGGAAATTTATAAAATACACGGATCTGTCACTGATGCAAAGACCCTTGTCCTTACATCTTACGACTACGAAGTATTTGAAAGAAAAGCTTCCTACCTAATTGCTAAGATGCTTACTATTTTTCTGGAATACCCAATTATATTTTTAGGCTATTCTTTAAATGACCGGAACATCAGAAATATCTTTTCCACTATTTCTGATTGTTTGTCTCAAGATAAACTGGACAAATTGAAAGATCGCTTAATTTTTGTTGAGTATTCAAGTGTAGAATCAATCTCTGAATTTTTGATGCACTTTGACAATGACAACAATGTAAGGATGCATCAGATTTCAACATCAAATTTCTCAAAAATTTACGAAGCAATTCTTGAGAATAAGTCAAAATATAGTCCGTCTGTTCTCAGATATCTTCGGAAAGATATTTACGAATTAGCCAATAGTTCAAAACCAACCGAGCGCATTGTTGCCACAGGTTTTGAAAATCTGGACGATATAAGTCAGGCCGACCAATTCATTTTAGGTGTTGGCGTTGCTAAAAATGGACATGTGATTAAAGCTGAACAGCTTTATGAAGATCTGGTCTTTGATAATCAGCATTTTAACCCTGATCTTGTAGTTGAAGAATATCTTCCAGAGTTATTGAAAAATAACTCCGGTGGGCTTCCTATGTATAAGTACTTAAAAGACTATCAGGGACAGACTTTTGAACGCGTACAAAACAATATCTTAAAATATACAGATATAGATAAATTTTTGAATGAGCAATTAAGAAAGCAAAAAAGCACTTACCACAAAACATATGGCAACTTAAGTGTTTCAAGAGTAATTGAATTAGAAGGATCTGATTATGCATATCGTAAACTGATTTTCTTAACCGAAGATGAAATGAATTGTTCAGAGCTATTAAAGTATTTGCAGACGCTTCTAAAAAACAATTCACCAAAGCTCCTTCATGGAAATCCAGAATTAAAGCGTCTGATCAGAATGTACGATCTGCTAAGATACAAATAAAAATATCCCTTCCAAATCATCCAATAGTGCGAACACCTAGAATCAGTGGCGGGATATTATTATCTTCTGTATAGCCATATCATACCATCATGTATAGTGCGAACACCACAATCAAGTACAGACGTATTATAGCAGACTTTGGGTTACTAATCAATCAGAATTTACAATAACCGTAAAAACCGCCCGGTGCTACCAACACCGAACGGCTTTAACATAGATTTCTCTTGTCGGTTACTCCGGAAGATATAATCCAGCTTGAACACCTGAATTATATCATCTTCGGAGCGGCCAGGCAAGAGGGCTTATTTTTTTTACCCTTTTTACCGTATAAGGAGGATGATATACCATGGCAAAAGCAAAATACAAGAAAGGCAAGGATGGCCGTTGGCAGACAAAAGTCTGGGACGGCACCTATGGCCCGGATGGAATAAAGCACTATGTCCCCGTTTATTCCACAAAATCTAGCGGGGATCTGGAGAAAACCGTCAATAAAATGAAAGCGGATGTGGAAAACCGGAAGTATATACGGCCAACAGAGCAGGACTTTGTCGAGTACGCAAAGGAATGGCTGAAAACTTATAAAGCCGGTCGTGAAAAAGCCACCAGGGCCATGTACAGCAATATTATTGACGTGCACTTCAAACCGCTGAAAGGAATCAAGCTGGCTGATATCCAGAAGAAACACTTTCAGCAAATTATCAACAATGCCTATAAAATGCCACGCACTTGTCAACAAATCAACATTACTTTCCACCAGGTTGTCCAGAACGGTATCCAGGAGAAGTTTCTTCCAGCGGATGCGCTTACAGAGATCTGCAGCAACATTGACATGCCCAAATACAAGCCGAAAGAAAAGCGCCCTCTGACCGCCCTGGAGAAGACCGGAATCAAGTCAGCAGACCTCTCCCCGATGGAAAAGACCTTTATCCTTCTCATCTTCGGCACGGGTCTGCGCCGTGGGGAAGCTCTGGCACAGACTACAACCAGTATTAACCTGCAGGCCAAGACATTGTCCGTCACTCAGGCTGTAGGCTTTGACGGCAACAATCCTTACATCAAGGATACCAAAAACCTCCGGAAGCGCACCGTGCCGCTCCCTGGCTATCTGGTTGAGCAGCTGCAGAGCTATTTGCGTTCCATTCCGGGTCCTTATCTCTTCACCAAGCAGGATGGCACTATCATGACCAAATCCAGCTATGTCAAGATGTGGGCGCGGATCGTAGACAAGATTAACCTTGCCGCCGGCGGCACTGATGAGCTGCGTGTAGTCTTTAATCTGACCGCCCATGTATTCCGGCATAATTACTGCACCAACCTCTGCTACCAGATCCCGAAGATCAGCATTAAGAAGATTGCTGCCCTGATGGGAGACACAGAAAAGATGGTCATTGAAGTCTATAATCACATCATGGAAGAAAAAGAAGATGCCGCTGCAGTCGTAGAAAATGCTCTGAATCTTGAAGAAAATTTTGAAGATGAAATGAAGATAAAGCCCCTCCGAAAAGCGTCTGAAGATACGAATAAGATAAGTAAAACCGGATAAAATCGGTTAAAACAGGATATACGAAAAATGGCTTAAATCCTAGATTCTTTAAGGATTTAAGCCATTTACAATACTGAGCGTGCGGGGATTCGAACCCCGGACAACTTGATTAAAAGTCAAGTGCTCTACCGACTGAGCTACACGCCCGTATGCCTTGGACCGGAATCGAACCAGTGACACGAGGATTTTCAGTCCTCTGCTCTAC